CGGGCATGGTCACGGCGTGGAAGTAGTCATCTTCCGAGCCGGTATAGAGTCTTGACCACCGCAGGTTGACTACCCCGGAGTGCTTATTTGAGGCTTCCACCTTGACGTAGGGGGCATGGGTAGCTTCCTTCTGGGCAGCAAGCAATGTTGAACTAAGTTGTCTCATCGCGCCCTCCGCTTCACCAGAATAGGTGCCCGAGCAAAATGCCCAGAGCGCCAAATAAGAGGAGCCACAATAAGGAGTGTTTCCTCTGGCTATCCCGAACAATATAAGTCCAGGGTCTGCCCCCTATCCTGGTCCAAAGCCACTTATACAGTCGGCCCATCATTTTTCCTGAACCTCTTGATAGCCCTTTCGCCAAAGTATTCTATGATAACCACCGAGACCAATCCGGCCAGTAACGGTGGCACCTCCACCTTGGTCATGATACAGATGCCATAGACCATAAAGCCCCAGACGATGATAAAGGGTCTGATAAGGCTCTTGATAAACTGGGCTAAATCCTTCATCTCAACTACACCAATGCTGCCAGGGTATCAGGTAGTGGCTTATTTGCACTGCGGTAGTGGTTTGCCAGGTGCTTGGCTGCCTGGAGTATCTCCTCCGGGCTGGCATCAACCCTCCGCCCCCGGTAACCACCCCGGGAGAGGGCAGCCACCGCCGCTGGCATCCGCTCCCAGTCAACCGTCTTTTCTATATCAAGCTTCCCCTTCACGGCTCTGAAGATGCTTTTCTTATGATGGGGCAGCTTCCAGGTATCAGGGTCACGTGGGTCGCCGACGATGGCAAACGCCTCCTTAGACAAGCCGTCTTTGGTCTTAGGTAGTGCCTCTCTCACTGTCATCATAGCCTCCTTTACTGTTCATAGAGCTGGCGAATTCTGACTTGATTTCTTCTCCCCAGCCTCTTTAGCTCGCTTCTGAATTGCTTTAATCTGTCATTGCCCCAGGCGAGAAACTCCCCTGGGGTTGTGGTGCCGCCGGCGCTAACCCGATTGATGGCATAGCTAGCCCACTCTACAGCGGCATAGCCCTCAGCGCCGATAGCGATTAAGTCCTCGTGCTTGGTGGGGATAGTTGACCCCTGAGCATCAAGGGTATGGAGAATGCCATAATAGATATGGCAGTTAGAGCCGTCGGGGACTTCATTACCAAACAGGGTCAGGGCATGTCCCCATAAGGCGAACTTCTGGTAGCAGGGTGGGAACCTGTCTACCGGATACTCCACCGACTCCACCATAACCCTATCGGTCAGGGAGGATATATCAATCACCCTGGAGCTTGGGGTGGTAGGCAGGGTGACTTTTGCCGGCAGCGGCACTGCCTCAGAAAACTCCTTTACTGCGTGGGCGATGTGCCTGTCCAGCTCATCATTGCTCCAGCGGTAGTTTGCCGGGTCTTCATCCTTTAGGTCGCGCCTGACAATGGCTCTCATAGTATTTAGGTCCATAATTTCATCCCTCCTCCCTTGGTCGGAATTTCTATCTTGGCGATAAGAGAATCGCTGCCCCATCCCAGTTCACTGGCAAACAGCTCCTTGAGCAGGCTGCTGACTTCAATGCCAGTGCCGGTGTCAAAGGCAGATAACAGCCGGGCAACAAGGGCTTCAATGGCGGAGCCGGTTTCACTGCCAGCCAGAAGGGCGCTGGGCACCGGTGTGCCTTCGGCACCAGAGCCGGAATCGGACGAGGTCTTGGGCTCCGTCATTTCCAGCGAGACATAGGCATCAACCCCAGAGCCAGTATCTGATGAGGTCTTCGGGGTTACTGCTGGCTCACCCCACTCCTCAAACATAAAGTCCCAGGCAGTGAGAGAAACCCAGCTTGAACCACTATCCGTGCTTTGTTCCCAACAACCCCCAGCATAAGTCGACGAAGTAACGTCGGCTCGCCAGGCGCAAGCATTAGAACTATTTACCCCCGCTGCTCTTATTACTATGGCATACTTTGTTGATGCAGCAAGGTTAAAACCTGCCCCAAGTGTTATCTCTCGCCACTCACCCGCCGTAAGAGTTGTCAGAGTGTCCCCATCGGTAGTGCCAGAGCACAAATCAGCGCCTGTAGGATGGCTAGACCCGTCAGTGGCTCTTATGCTCACAGTGATAATGCCCGGGAGGCCAGTCCTATAGAGTTTTAGCTTTACACTGGTGATTTTATGAGCGAGTGCAGGCGTGAATGTTTGCGCCTTCCAAGTAGCACTATAAACCCATCCTTTATCATCATCACCAGTGTTATAGTATTCGTATAGAGTAGCCATTTACTCTCCCCAACCCTTCCTAGCTAGGAAGGGCTAGCTCAAAGTGATGCTAACCTCTAAAGTCCAGGTGCCCGTTGATTTTGTGCCTAAGCTCTCAACCTTTCTATTAAGGCACTTGCCACTGGTTGATTGCTTCACCACCCATTCATTCCAGGCATAGTTAGCTTCGCTAGTACCGAAGCTTGCCTTGAAGGTTGCCTTCTGACTGGTGGAAGTAGGATAGCCGGTTTCCATGCCCTTATAGGTCTTGTTGGTGGCTGCCTGTAAATCAGTCTGGGTGGCATTGGCGGCAGTGCTGGAATCGCCAACGCCAATCTGGGCGCTAGCATTATTAAAGTGATTGGCGGAATCACCGACAATTAAGTCCCACATCTCATCAATGCCAACATTAAGCAGACAATTACCCTCGCCTTCAATAACCTCGTAAGGCTTGAACTGGTCATAAAAGGCTTGCTCTGAACCACGGTAGGGCTCAATGTCCTGGTGGTATTTGCTGAGCTTGTAGTGACAATTCCATCGAGCTACATCTTTGTTTTCCATTTTCCCCTCCTCTGGGGGAGACCTTCCATTCTGGAAGGGCTCCCCCGAATCTGGTTGATTTTAGTCTTGAACCCCAATTAAAGCGGCTGCCTTGATTGAGCTGAATAGCGCCAGCGAGCAGTACCACTTAATGCGGGTTCGCGATGCGTCCTTGGTCTCCAGCGAGCCGATTGGCTCTACGGTCAGGTGACCGGGGCTGGTTAAGCCGCATAGTGCCCCCTCACCCATCTGGAAGGCGTAGATAGTGGAGCAGGTGCCTCCGGTGGTTGCCGTCTCCACCCCACCGGTAAGGACGTGGGTATCAAGTATCCAGTCATTGACGCCAATTGGGATGCCGTCCCACAACTGGATGAAGTTACCCCAGTTATCCTTATCGGTCTCTATCATGCCTCCAGCTGCCCTGACCAGAGCGTTAATCTTGCGCCTTGAGCGCCGGCTCATCAGCAGCAGGTCGGGCTTGCCGCCCTTTATCGCGTCAATAAGCTCGTCCAGCTTAGCCAGGGTTAGGGTAGAGCCGGTGGGTCCCATTGCTATTACATAGTCGCTGGCGGTGGTGGTATCAATAAGCTTTCTGAGACCATCAAACTGCTTGGGATTAGTGGTTGCATTTCCATAGATGAAGGTATCCTCAAACTTGTCCTTGAGCGCCTTTGCCTTCAACTCGACTACGGCTGCCTCCAAATCCTGAATATTACTTCGGGTTGCCTTGATGAAGTTATCCACGTCGGCGTCACCACCCATAATCTTCAGGTTGGCCGTTTTCTGCTCAAAGGTTGGTGTTGACTCAGCCCAGGTATCACCGACATCATAGAAATCGATGGTCGGCAAGGTCTTTTCCTGGTTATAGGTTAAGCCATTGCCCGCAATCTCGATGAAAGAGAGCTGCTGAAGGATGGGCGAGTCCTTGACGATGGTCTCCACCACCCCTTGAAGTAGCATATCATTTGACAGCTTGGCTGCTTCAACTAATGTTAAAGCCATGGTTTATCTCCTTTCTCCTATCGCATATTGAATCTTTTCCTTTGGGGATAGGGCTGAAAAGTCTATTGCCGTCCGCTGTGGAGCCCCAGCCGGCACCCTAGCCTTGGCTATCTCAGCCTCCAACTCCTTCCTCACCTTATCGACCAGGTTCCGGCTATCTTCCACAGACTTGTCAATAGCCTCAATGCTGTCCCCGGTTATCAGCTCCTCGGGCACCCCGGGATTTGATTTAATCACCAATGCCCGGTAGCTTGATACCGCCTGAGACAGACTGGTCTCAAGCTCGGTCAACCTCGGCTCTAGTTCAGTCAGAGATTGCCTAAGGGCAGCAATCTGGTTATCCCTATCAGCTATTGCTTGCTCCAGCTCAGAAATGCGGGAATCCTTGGCAGCAAGCTCCTCAAGCTCCACAACTCTAGCCGTGGCACTCCCTAGCTCCTCCCCGCTGGGATTTTGGTTTTGCATATCTTCTGGCAATTTTCTCCTCCTTATGCTGGAGATTACTCAACACCTGTGGTCTCCGCGGCTAAAGCTCTCTCTCCCTCTCTGCCTCTCGTTGACCCGGCGTTAAGCGAGTTTCCAGAAAAATCTTTGATTTTTCTGGGTGAGTTAAGCTCCTTATTCATCCTGAGGATAACCTCCCTCTCCTCAAGCCAGCGCTTAAACTCAGCCTCAGGGTCTTTAATCCCCACTTCCTCCATAGCCCCGCGCCTGGAGTGGATGCCGGTCTGAACCAGTGCCTGCTCATTGGAAACCAGCCGGCTTAAATCCTGAGGTAGTATCGGACTCCAGATTACCCGTAATCGGTTTTCACCAAACCTCTCCCCCTGGTACTTCTCTAGGAGCTTAAGAATCATCCTGTTTCTCCGGTTATACACGGCGGTTCGGATGATCCTCTTTCGCCTCACCTTTTGAAGTAGTGGGTTAAGCTCAATCTCAAGGGCTATCCCGGATAAGTCCCTCTCTGTTCCGCCGAAGGCAGCCCGGGGGGACTCCGATATATCGTGCAGGGTTCTATAAAGTAGGTTTATATAATCTATGTGCAGCCTGACCCCACCACCCTGTAGCAGGTCAAGCAGGTAGGCTTTAGCATCCTCGGGGATATTCCACACCGCCCCCGGCCTAACGGTAATATCCTCAGC